TTTGATGAAAGAAGTAGAAGAGACCTACACCTACACTCAAACTGTACAAGAAGAAAAAGAGGTTGTAAAGACCTACACCAACGATGCAGGAGAAGAAGTATCTGAGACCGTTAAGGAAATGGTCCCAGTAGAAAAAGAAATGACAGGAACTCGCAAGAGTAACGTTATTGACTTGTCTCCATTGCAGGGTGTTGACATCTTCGCTTACGCTTATGGTAAACTCAAAGAAAAATTAATTTCTTTGTATGGTGCTACCAAAGTAGAGGATTGTTAATACTTTATCATATATTTGCACTACTAATTTTATACATATGTCAATCAAATTAACAGAAGAAGAAGTTGAAGCCTTGAAAGGTTTTCAACAGCAAGCAAATGCTATCATTAGCGATTTGGGCAGAATTAGCTTCCAGATGTCAGACTTGGAAAGCTTGAAGTCACAGGTTTTAGAGGCCAAGGTAAAACTTGCTTCAGAACAGGGTGAGTTCTTCAAGGGCTTGGAGTCTAGCTACGGTAAAGGTCAATTGAACTTGGAGAGTTTCGAGTTTATCCCAGCCGAAGAGCCTACCATGGAAGTGGTAAAGTAAACTAAACGAGTTCACATTAAGAGGGCGGCCAAATGGCTGCCCTTTTATTTTGTATCTTTGAAGTGTATGAAATTCTTTCAAATTTTTAAGGACGAGAACGACCACTGGTCGTCTAATCGTTTCGTTGGAATTCTCTGTGCACTATCACTTTGCGTGACAATGTATCACAATTCATTCTCAGAAGAGCACGTAGCTCCGTCTGCTATTTTAGTAGAGTGCGTTACTGCACTTGCCTTTGGTGCACTTGGTCTAGGTGCTGCAAATAAGATATTCAAAAAGGACAATGCCGAAGGATAAGCCAATACCAAAGACTACAACCGGAAAGGGTGCCAACTACTTGCCTACAAGCAAGGGGGCTGGCATGACTGCTAAGGGAGTGGCCGCATACCGTAAGGCAAACCCAGGATCGAAGTTAAAGACTGCAGTTACTGGCAAGGTAAAGGCCGGAAGTGCTGACGCAAAGCGTCGTAAGTCTTTCTGTGCTCGCAGTGCAGGACAAATGGCAGACTTTCCAAAGGCAGCTGCTGATCCAAATTCACGCCTGAGACAGGCACGTAAACGCTGGAAATGTTAAAGTACGCTGTCGCCATCCTTCTTTTCACATCTTGCAGTGCTAACTGGCACTTAAATCGTGCAATTAAAAAAGACCCATCGCTGCTGAAGGGTGGCGATACCGTATTGGTTCACGACACCGTAATCACCACAAAGGAGCGAGTTCTTTACGACAGCTTTGTTACAACCGAGTACGACACGGTTACCATCGAGGACAGCTTCGTGTACACACAGGTCATCCGCAAGGACAACGTGATAAAAGTATACACCAAGTGTAAGTCAGACACCGTTCGCATAACCACGAAGATTCCATTCCAGTTACCACCAAAAGTAGTAAAGGCTGGAATGACAGACGTGCAGACCGCGATTTGGGCAGCACTGATATTGCTTTTATTAATTATTATCATTAGATTTGTAAGTAAATGAATACACTTGAATCAACCGAATTGGAAAGCTTAAAGGACTTAAACTTTAAAGTTAAGACCCTAAAGGAAGAAATTGCTGACATTGAAGTATCTTTGTCAAGACTTAAGACCAAGAAACAGAGCGCACTGTTCGAGATCGAGGTAGCTGCTGAGGAGCTTTCAAAGTTCCAAGCAGAGCTGTTCGAGAAGTACGGTAACGTGACGATCGACCTAAGTACAGGAGAAATAAAAAATGGGTAACATTAACAACTACACAACCGACACAGCCTTGGTGGGAACCGAGAAGCTGTTGATGTCTGACACCCCTGCCGGTGGTGCAACAAAAAATACCACAGTAGACGCAGTTGCCGACTACGCTTGGACCGCAGGAGCCCCACAGGTGACTCAGGCTCAACGATTGGCATTGGTCGCTACATTGGGTCAAGTAGTATACCAAACAGACGCTACAGAAGGCTTGTATCAATACAAGTCATCTGGCTGGTCAGCTTTATGATTATACGCAAGATATCAGTTGGTGCAGACTACAAGAACGCCATGAACTACCTTCATGGGCAAGACGTTTTGCGTGGTGAATATTTCATCGACTTGATTATTATGCGTGACAATGGATTCATTGAGATTTGGATCAAGAACGAATCTGGCGTGTTGCTGTGGAAATCGTTCAACAACAACATGCCGATATCGATCGAATACGATATAGACTTTTAAATAAAATGAAATCACCGCTCTGCTTTGTAGTAGAGCCTGTTGGCGACAAGCTTTACGACAACACAAATGAAATTGGGCTCATACTGAGCGCATCCAAGGAGGACCACACAGTAACGAACAGATTCGCTACGGTCATCGCCACTCCGATTTTATACACCGGGGAGATTGTACCCGGTGACACACTGATGGTACACCACAACGTATTTAGAAAGTACTTCGACATTCGTGGCAAGGAGGTCTACGGGCCATCACACTTCAGAGACAAAACATTCTTAATAGAGGACGACCAGTACTTTTTGTACAAGCATGACGGACAGTGGAAAGCTCCACACCCGTATTGCATGGTCAAGCCTGTAGAGAACTACGACGAGGGTGTAATTATGTCTACGGACCTAGAGAAGCCATTGTTAGGAATTCTTAAGTACGGAAATGACTACCTTTACTCAAAGGGATTAAAAGACGGCGACTTGATCAGCTTTCAGCCAGAGAGCGAGTACGAGTTCAAGGTCGACGGAGAGAAACTGTACCGCATGATGAGCAAAAATATCTGTGTAGCGCTATGACAACCGAAAGAGAGTTCAAAGAGAAGATCATCGCTGCCGCAGAGAAGGCAATCGTAGAGCTAATACTGGTGGCTAAAGAACCAATCCTTAATGGTGGCTCAGATACTGACCTGTCTGCCGACAAGCTAAAGAACGCTGCGGCGACAAAGAAGCTTGCCATCATGGACGCGTTTGACATCCTCAAGCGGATCCAAGAGGAGAAGAACATGCTCGACGCACCGGAGGCCAAAAAGACTCCCGACGCTGTCGAGACTAAGAAGGGCTTTGCGGAAAGGTTCTCTAAATGACCAAGCTGTACCAAGTACTCAAAGATGTTGTAAGACCAGAGGTCTTAAACAAAAAGAACAAGGATAAGTCTTGGGAGTACGGATGGGATCCGACGCATGACTTTGTGGTCATATCAAAGGACGGAACCATCGGGCCAATCTACGAGATCAACGGACTTCGTATCGCACTGCCGATGCCGAAGGACATACAGAACCGTGGAGCCAAGTGGCAGCCACAGGAGTACCCCAAGGACTTAGCAAAGATCAAGACCATCTTCGACTGGAACAAGTACGACAACGAGTTCAAGACCAAGTGGATTGACTACATCGAGACAGAGTTCGACAGGAGAGACAACGGTTTCTGGTTCATGAACAACAAGCAGAAGACCTACATTACGGGAACTCACTACATGTATTTGCAGTGGACCAAGATTGACGTTGGTCTTCCAGAGTTTCGTGAGTCTAACCGCATATTCTTTATTTTCTGGGAGGCGTGCAAGGCAGACACAAGGTGCTTTGGAATGTGTTACCTCAAGAACCGTCGTTCTGGATTCTCGTTTATGAGCTCGTCTGAGCTGGTGAACACGGCAACCATCAACAAGAACGCACGTCTTGGTATCCTGTCAAAGACCGGTAACGATGCAAAGATCATGTTCACGGACAAGGTGGTGCCTATATCGAACAACTATCCATTCTTCTTCAAGCCGGTGCAGGATGGTATGGACAAACCAAAGACTGAGCTCGGATACCGTGTGCCTGCGTCCAAGATTACGCGGAAGAACATGGACAAGAACGAGGAGGAGATCGAGGGACTTGACACGTCTATTGACTGGAAGAACACGGCTGACAACAGCTATGACGGTGAAAAGTTGAAGCTACTGGTTCATGACGAATCGGGTAAGTGGCTTGCACCAAATAACATTGAGAATAACTGGCGTGTAACTAAAACGTGTTTGCGTCTTGGTTCGCGGATCATTGGAAAGTGTATGATGGGCTCTACCTCGAACGCACTCGACAAGGGTGGATCTGGGTTCAAGGATATCTACTACGACTCAGACCCAAGGAAGCGAAGCAGTAACGGACAGACCAAGAGCGGCCTGTACTCACTGTTTATTCCCATGGAGTGGAACTTTGAAGGTTTTATCGACGAGCATGGCTGGCCTGTGCTTGAAAAGCCAGAAAAGCCAATTAAGAGTATCGATGGGAGCTGGATTATACAGAGTGTTGTAGAATACTGGGAAAACGAAGTTGCAGCACTGAAGAGCGACTCGGACGCACTAAACGAATTCTATCGTCAGTTTCCACGCACGGAGTCGCACGCGTTCCGTGACGAGAGTAAGTCTTCTCTGTTCAATCTGACCAAGATCTACCAGCAGATCGACTACAACGACACGATGGTGCAGATCCAGTCCATCACACGCGGCTCGTTCCACTGGAAAGATGGTGTAAAGGATTCAGAGGTGGTATGGACTCCAGATCGAAAGGGGCGTTTCTTGGTGTCATGGATGCCTGAGCATAACAAGCGTAACAAGGTATTAAAGATAAACGGCAGGTTCAAGCCGGGCAACGAGCACATGGGCTGCTTTGGCTGTGACCCATATGACATCTCTGGTGCCGTTGGCGGGGGCGGGTCTAACGGATCGCTACACGGGCTGACCAAGTTCCACATGGACGAGGGGCCGGTGAACGAGTTCTTCCTTGAGTACATCGCGCGTCCACAGACGGCGGAGATATTCTTTGAGGACGTACTGATGGCCTGCTTCTTTTATGGTATGCCGATCCTTGTGGAGAACAACAAG